CGAGATTGGAAAAATGATAGAATACACGGGGTATGGACAAATGAAGATGACACAACTCAAATGGTTGACGATTTACACGCTGGAACATCTGTATATTACCCTAATAATCAAGAAGGTCATAACACAGGACCTACATCATTGCCATTGAGTATCTATAATAGTCAAGGATACCGTATGAAACATGGGTGGAAAATGGCACCTACATTTGGTGTAGGTTTTGACCAAGAAGGCAAACCAGATATAATGCACAATAATGGTGAAACATCAACACAACGAGAACCATTGTTAAATGTGCCAATGAATCATTTACAATCTGTATTCCCTGAAATGCAACCAATGACCCGAATCCATCCGTCAGCACCTTCTGCTACTGACCAACCTGAATCTCAAAAATTAGATGAATACGGTGACAGTATGGCATTTCAATTGAGTGAGGATGATGTCCAGGTATCTACATTGTTGAAAGCATTAACGAACCCTGACATCATTAAAGAAGATGGTGATGTCAAACCAATCAAAGCAGCGCATCGTATATTCACATTTGATGACATGAATAACCTGCGAGGGTTCAGTGGTGATTGGGTTGTATCCACATCATACAAGGGTCATCGTGCCATAATTACCAAACAAGGCAAAAAGGTTGAAGGCAAATATGCAGATGGTTCAAATTGCAGATTATCAAAAGACATGCGAAAAGGATTGATTGAAGCCAATGGTGACAGATACATACTGGATGTCATCATCAGCAAAGACTCAGTATATGTCATTGACTTATTGGAACATGGACACAAAGAATTGTATGATGAACCACTCAAAGACCGTTTGGCAAAACTACGAGAACAATTTGAAAGCACAGATGCAGTGCTGATACCAGCACCCTTCAACACCCGAAGAACTGATGATGACGGTTTGAAACAAGCCATTGATTCTTTGAACGAAGAAGATGCAGATGGTGTATTGCTGAGAGATGCAATATCCACATACATGAAGGGTGAACCACGCCATCCAAAATGGGTATTATATCGTGAAGAAAAAGAAATGGATGTTATCATATTAGATAGAAGAGGTAGAGGCCCGTATATGTATCGCTTGGGAGTAGGACCTATCAACCCCGAAAAAGGTGAATCGCTTGGTAATCGTGCAGTTGAACGAGATGGCAAATGGTTCATGGATGTCGGAACACTTATGCGTGAACGCAAACCATTCATGGAAGGTGATTATGTGCAAGTACGAATTGCAGGTGTGTCTCATAAAGAACGGAATGGTATTGATGTATATGATTTACAACCAATACAAATTGTTAGTGAATCCAGTACAATGGCAACGGATAGTGTTGAAACATTGGAGATACTAACCAAATCACATGCGCCGGTATTATACCCACATGATGTCGTAGTCAAATCTAAAACAGTTGAAATCCATTTACAAGGTTTGGAAGACACTGTAATTTACAAGATTGACAAATGGGATAGTAATTGGGTGGCTCACGAACCATATAGTACACTCAATGATTTATCTAATAGTGATTACGCAGTTCAGATATCTGAAAGCCAACGACCATTCTGGGAACCTATTGTTGGATTAACATTGAAAGGTCTTATCAAAGTGGACTTCAACCCACGAGATTCAAAAATAAAGGACCGAGATGACATACGAGATGACAAAGAAGAAGAAGAAGTAGGGTCACATGAAACCAATTTCAATCTCAAAAGACCCAAGAAAATAAGTGAAGACCAAATACTCAAACCAGACATGACAAAAATGATTGTCCGAGCATTGACAGTTATTGATGACATCATATCTAAAGAAACAGCCACATGGACTGGAGCGCGTGGAATGGGAATTGCGTTAGGAACACCTGACAGTGCCCCACGAGGCCCTACTGAAATTACACAAGATGTCAATACTATGGACTATGACATGCGCCAGCGCGACGAAGATGAAGACGACAAACCACAAAAGAAGAAAATAAAACCTGATGGCGAACCACACGATTTGGAAGAATCGTTGGAAACTGAAGAAGGTGAAACCGGCGAGATTCGTGTGACTGCGGATGAGGCAGTGCTTGAAATACCACCTGACAACGAGCAATTCTAATATCAGTGTATTACAGGTCGTATGATATAGGATGACACTACATGGGCGGATTGGTGACATGGTGCATGATGCAGAATACGACCAAGCAGACATCCCTGAAGGGGCTGTCCTCCTCAAAGCCCAGTCTATTGATGACTTGGTTATTGCAGGATACGCCAGTGTTGAACTCGTTGACAAGCAAGGAGACCTCATCACAACCAACGCACTCAACAAAGCATTCCGCAAGTTTATGCAAAACGACAAATACAGGAATGTTCAATTGGCACACTCCAACATCCAAGTTGGGGATGTCGTGCCTTCATACACTGACAGCAATGGCCGTGTCTGGAAATCAGAAGTTGACGACACAGGAATGTTCGTTGTCATCCAATTACGCAATGACATTGAAAAAGCAAGAGAAGTTGCATCAGAGATTCGCAAAGGAAACCTTCGGGCTTTCTCCATCGGTGGACAGGCTTTCAAGCGTGTCAACAAGTCAGACGGAATGCGCGGTGCTTATCGCGAAATCCAAGACATGGAGTTGCATGAAGTCACAATTTGCGAAAAAGGAATTAACACAGAATCCACATTTAGGATATTAAAGGAGGACACAACAATGGCCGAAACAGAAGTAGTTGAACAATTGCACAATGTATTAGAAAGACTTTCAAAGCGTTTGGAATCAGACGATGAAGATGGGAAATCTAAGAAACCTGCATTTTTAGACAACAATAAAAAAGACGAGAAGAAAGATGAAAAGAAAGATGAAAAGATGCCATTTGGCGGAGACAAATACGAAAAAGGTGCAGGACTTGATGATGTTATCACAATGGACTACCTTAATTGGATGGAAAATACACTGAAAGGTGCAGGTGTGGACACAGCAAGTGCCCGCTCTCACTTTGATGCCGTTGAAAAAGGATACAATCCTGGTGACGACGGAGCATCCCATCGTGGACAACCTGCAAAGGGAATTGTTGGCGAAGGTATTACCGCACCAAAGGCTAACTTTGGTTCAGCAAGCAAAGGCAACAAGTTCGCTATCCGTGCATCTCAAGACAAATGGGAAGCACCAAAAGGTAATGGATTCGTTATCAAAGAAAATGTTTCACCATCTCAACTTGAATCAGCATACGAGGTCTATAAGGCCGCAGCACTTGAACAACAATTCAAGGGTGAACTCAATGATGCATTCAGCAACCGTCTTCAATCTGAATTGATGCAAAAAGCACAATACGATGCACATTCAAATTACGATGCACGACAACCTGTTGACCGTTTGGAAAAAGCAGTTCTTGAACTCGCACAACGCATTGACAGTGTTGGAACAGTTGACAACAACGGCGGTTCAATCCGCAAATCAGCACCAGCAATTGAAATCCCCACTACGGACCAACTTGCCAACATCAGTTGGGATGAAGTCCACAGCCTTGCTAGCAAGGCACTTAGGGGAGGTGAGTGAATATGGCACGAAATTACATTAACACAATACAAGACATGGAACGATACTACTACGGCGCTGGCAATGTGAGCGGATACTCATACAGCGGTTCAGACATTTTGAAAGCCGATGCACCAATGCTTAGCACAAGCGCTGGAACATACCAAGCGATTTATGGTCGCAAGGTCTGGTCACAATTGAACCAAGAGTTCAATGCATTTTCAATCATGCCTAAGAAACCGTGGGAGAAGTCTGGCTGGAGAATCATTACTGGTAAGCCATCCTTTACTAAGGGTGGCGGTGTTGCTGAAAATGCAACCCTACCAGAAACTACCAAGCCAACATTCCTGCATGTTGCTGCCAAACCAAAGACAATTGCTCACACATTTGATATGAGTGAAGTAGCAATCTTCCTTGCTGACAAGGATGATGGTCTTGGCGACATCCGACAAGTGCTGAAGGAAGAAATGGGTAAGCACCACGCTGACCATGTGAACCAAATGCTCACTACAGATGTTGAAACACCTGCTGGAAACGACTTTGAATCTCTTGACCGTCTAACTACAGACCCTGACACCATTAACAACGCAAATGGATATGTCTCGGCTAACACTGACAACGACATGTATTCCATCACTCGTGATGGTGGTGTTGACTTCCACAGTGCTGAAGTAAGTGCATCGGGAACATCGGGAACAAACCGCACCCTTTCACTTGACCATCTGGACACCATCTTCCAACAAGTTTGGACTCGTGGTGGTAATCCAAAGGTCATCTTTACTGGATACGATACACTAATGCGTGTGCAACAATTGCTACAATCGCAACAGCGTTTCATGGAGACCAAGCGTGTCACCCCATCATTCAATGGTGTTAAGGGTGTACCAGGTATTGAGGCAGGATTTATTGTCGCAACCTACAACGGTGTTCCTATCATTCCTTCTAAGGATGTCACAACTGACGGAATCAGTCGTATGTATTATCTTGACACTGATTACCTATGGTTTCAAACCGCAATTCCAACGCAATACTTTGAATCTGGTATAGAATCTGGCGACCCATTCGCAATTAACCGCTTGGGTCAGGAAGGTCTTTACCGGACAATGGGCGAACTCGTTGTGTCCTTCTTTGGCGCACAAGGGAGTATTCGTGACCTTTCTTGAGGTTGCTTGGATATGAAAATAATGGAGGAATAAATTATGGCAGTAACTATAACAACAGGAGCAGGATTGAAAACATGGGCCA